GGCATTTGTTGTTGCGCGATTATGTCTGCTTTCATCTGTAAGTGTTGCATACAATGGGAAATGATATTGGCTTGCACCTGCGCGTTTGTTTGAACAGGTTGTAGGCTTAATAAGCTTACGTGAGCTGCAATATGTGCATCGTGGTTTTGTTCTGGAAACGCTTGAGCCGTACCACCCATCATCAACGTACTATTTTCCATACCCGCCTCCATTGGTGGAGGTTGCGACGGAGGCGGTGGAAGAAGCAGTTGGTCGATGTTGTCCACTCCCAATGAAGCGTACATTCTTTTGTAAGCTTCGTAGACTCCACCTGGCCCATGTATTTGAGGATTAGATTGAACCAACTGCATCATTTCTTGGGCCATAACTATACGTTGACTGGTAGAAAAGATATCTGGGTTGCTAACAGGATAAATGTCGATGCGCCCGTCAAAATCACTTTGCTTTACTTCATTGACACCACCCGAGACTAAATAGGGATAGGTCGGGGGTAAGCTTTGAGCAAAGATGTCTGATAGCAACCCAAATTCTTTTTTCTGCGCGTTATGTAAACGCTTATGTATTGCACTCAATACTTTGGTTGATTTTTCCATTAACGCTAAGGTAGTACCTACTGGTGCTTGTGAATTGCCTTCACCTACAGCTATTTCTGCTATAGAAGCAAATCGTTGTCCTGATTGAACCAATAATCCTAATAAAGACAGTAGAGTGCCGCTAGGTTCTTTGAACGGTAATGGTTGTATTGCATCACGCAAAGAGCCTGCTGGTGCATCTACGTCTCTGAACTCACCAGGTTGAATGGGTTCATCTTCATTACGTATACGGATGCCTCGAGTCTTGAAACCAGCAGGCAAGTTGGAAAGCGTACCAGCATCTATCAATTGTCTAAGTATAGATGTGGAAGCTTTAGACAACCCACCGATCATGTGAGTCAGTCCGAAACCGTAGAAACCCAACCCTGGCAAAAATTTGAAGTGAACAAAATATTCAATCTTGTTCTTCATCGGATCGTCAGCGTTAAAGTTTCTTCTGATAGATAGAATGTTTTCAGTCGTAGAATCTATAGTAACGATGTAAGGGAGTTTAACCCCAGTCTCTTCACCGTTTTCGTCTACATCTTCAAAACCTTCTAGGTCTAAATTACAGTGAACTTCGTATAAAACACATACCTCGTCACTGCCAGCAGAAGGTTCAATACCTTCAAGTTTCTCTTTCTCCGTATCCAAAGAGGAATAATTGTTTGGCTCCTCACCAGGCTCCAAATCTGTTCTTTTATAAAAACCAATAGCTTGTAGCTTTCTAACGTCGTTTTCAGGCATCTTGATCAGATGCGTAATACGTGGGCAAGATTCTAAATCAGTCGTATAGTAAGGTACGATCAAATCTTCGGGTGCTATAAACTTAGATACAGGTCTTTGTAGGTTTTCGTCGTAGTAAACTTTTTTGAACGCAGATCCAGCCAACGGCAGATAAAACAACATCTGGTCTAAATCTTCGTCGTACTCTTCCATTACGTGTACGATTTGGTAATTCATAAACTCGCGAACACGTTGCGCTTGTTCTTCTATCGTAGAGTCATACGCACCTACTACTTGAGTTTTTACAGGACCGCCTGCAGGTAATAATTCTTTGTAAGCTTGAGCTTGGAACTGAGTTACGGCTTCTCCCAATAAAGGATGAATAACGCCACTAGCTCCCTCAAATGGTTCTGATCGGGTTTCGTCAAAGCGCATACCTAGATACTTCAGACCGTCGGTATAAGTTTTTTCCCAGTCTTCTCTGCTTGAACGATCAGATTCTATACTGCCTACCAAGTCTATATATATTCTGCCAAGTTCACTCGGCGGTAATATATCAGCTAAGTTTTCTCCGAACTCAGATGACATGACCATTTCGGGTGCGGGTCCTAATAACGCAGAACCGTCTTCTTGTATTTCTACGTCGGCTTCTTGTAAGCCTTCAAGTACCTCTATAATGTCTCCCTCTAAACCATCTCCAGATTCAACAGTCGTCATATCGACCTCTTCAGGCATTTGATTGGCTGGATCGGGTGTTTGTCTTTCAATAGCCATTAATAATAAATCCTCTGTCTTACTCCCATATCATCGTCATCGTAGTCGGAAGCCAAACTCAAAAAGCCACCTTCTCTGAATCGCATGATTGCTTGCGTCATAGTATCACATAGGTCATCGTTTTTGCCAAAAGGAAATGAAGCGCACTCTTCGATCATCTCTTCAGCAAACATACGTTTGGGTGCGTATACCATACCCGCTTCAAAGACTGGAGCGACTGAGTGCATACGAGTGGTTTTATCATGGCCTCGCGTCGGCGAGTAGTTGACTACGGGTATGCCCATACGTCTAAGCTCCTGAGTCAAAGGTGTACCTGAAGCCTTGGCCTCAATCAACACCATATCCGTCTCCCAGTAATTGTACTCGCGCATGGCTATCTCTTTGAGTTCAGGGAAGTCCCAACGCCCGCGTTGGCAATCCAAAAGAATAATAGAATCGGGTGCGTCATCTGTCGGTCTGAATACACCCCACGTAGATATGGCTGAGTAGTCAGCTGATTCTTTTCTTGAAAAAGCGGTATCGTAACTTTGCATAATATACTGCACGTTCGGTAAGCTGTCGTAGTCCCAAGGTTGCCACCATTCTCGTTTGATAATAGAACCCTCTTCGGCTGTCGGGTTTTGCATCCACTGAGCGTTCCATTTCATACCAGGCAAAGATGCCTTAACTTTCAATAATTCGTCTTCAGGCCAAAACTCAGGCCAGAGCGGTTTGTCTGTTTCAGGGAATATGGCTGGAAACTCTATTACCTCCCATTGATCGGCAAGTGGTTCCTTCTGCGCTTCCAATAACTTAGCGGTCAAATCAATCGCACTCCAACGAGTCATTACAATAACAATAGATCCGTTGGGCTGTAGACGCTGTCTGGGTCCAGACGTATACCATTCATACGCTGACTCTAGCGCTGTCGGGCTAAGTGCGTCTTGCTCTGAATGTGGATCGTCAATAATCAATAAATCTGCACCACGTCCTGTAACCGCTCCGCCTACACCTGCAGCGAAATACTCGCCACCTTTATTGGTTTCCCAACGTCCCGCAGATTTGTTGTCGGATTGCAGTTTTACTTCTGGAAATATTTTTTTGTAATCTTCTTGATCCATCAAGTTACGCACTTTACGACCAAATCGTACAGCTAGTTCACCCGTATGAGTAGTCTGCATAATCTTCATCTTGGGTTGGAGTCCCATAATATAGGACGGAAAGAAAGTGGATGCGAACTCAGACTTAGTATGTCTGGGTGGCATATTGACGATCAAACGTCGGCACTTACCTTCGGCGACTTCTTGGAGTTTTTCAGCGAATATTTTATGGTGGCGCCCGCAGATAAACTCGGGCCATATATGCTCTACGTAGTTGATAAAACTACTTTGGCACTCTTCTTGTATTTGGAAGCCGTCTAGCTTCTCTTTCAACATCAGAGCTTCTTTCAGCTCTGTCTCGGTTAAACTGGATAGATTCATCCGTCAAACTTCTTACCCGCGTTATCAAACATGATTGAATAGTTGGCGTTGATCTTACGCTGTACTTCGCGAGCAGCGGCTTTGTCGGCGTTGGTAGCGCCAGCCGAGTTGATAATACGTTCTTGTTGTTCAAATATATTTCTAAATACTGGGTTGTATTGTTGTTTGACCGCAGCTATTTCTTCTGGCGCCATACGCGCTAGTTTATTGGCTAGGTCGGTAACGGCTTTACTGCCAACTTTCAGCAAGGCTGCACCTGGTAATAAATCGGTAACGCCTAGACCCATCTGTATTGGGTCGCCTTCTTGCATGGCTTTTTGAAAAGAAAAGCCAGGTAACATATCCAACATATTGGAGCCAATCGAAGCGATACCACGTTTGATGGGGCTACGCTCCATACTAATCGGATCCATTTTCAAAGCGCGGGTCAGAGGGGTACCGAAAGCTTTACGCTTCTCGGTTTCAGTTAGGGGTTGGATTGAACCTACGTCGGGTAGTTCAGCCATCTTACATCATCTGGGCTAGTTGTCCGTCGATAGAGTCTTGGCCTTGCATCTGTTCAGCAATCATCATCATCACTTGCTGAATGTCTTCATCGTCCATACCCATCTCTTTTAAGGCGGCGACGATTTGTTCTTCACTAGCGCCAGACTGAATCATCTCCATCACCATCGTCATCACCTGTTGTATGACCAACGCTTCTGGTTGTACGGATTGAATGTCTTTGAGAGCTGAATCGATTTCATTTGTTCCACGTGAAACATCACCACCTTCGGCAAAACCGAGTTGTTCTTGTTGCATCAGGTTTCTTTCCATAGCCACTTGTCCCATATCTACAGCAGGCATAGCTCTATTCATCGCCTCTTCAAAACTGATTTCACCCATACCGAAAAGCTTTGCATCTCTATCGGAAATGGTTCTGCCCATATCGGCTGCTGTCTTTTGTATCATCATCATACGCTGTTCAGCGGGGCTGATACCCTGTCTAGCGGCTTGATCGGCCATCATTCTATTCATATCAGACATAGTACGTCCTGATTCACCCATTAAAGATCCTATACCTTTTGCCATAATTTTATCCTAATCGTCTTAATAATATCTCAATCTTATTGATATCGCCACCACCCGCCATACCGAGGCGGAGGTTGTTAAAATTAAGATTGGGTTGTCGTATATTCATATTCTGTAACTGACTGACTATATCTGTAGGTATGGTATCTCTGCGGATGGGTGCGTAGTCCTCTACAACTGGGTTGGTTACAGGAAGAGTCGGTTGCTTTGTCAGTCCTAGATCGGCGCCTGTTATCGGTACAGATCTGTTTTCGTAAGCTTGTTGAGCTATCAAATTAGCGCTGGCATCTTTAGCTGCCTGTACGTCCCCTAAAGTAGCGGTACCTGCGGCGCTGGCTGCTGCTAAGTTTGCGGCAGCGTCCGCTTCATTCTGTCTGCCAATCGCTCTTTCATCTTCAAAGCCCATATAGTTAGGATTGTAGTTGTCTCTGAGTAATTCTTTTTCTGGCGGTTCGTTCAACTGATCCATATATTCTTCTGCGGTAGGAGCAGTTTGTACGTCCGTAGCTGCGGGTAAATCTTCTGCGACCACGTCTGCGGCACTTAGGTTGTCTATTTCTGTCTGTAAAGCAGCTATTTGGTCAGCGTAGCTTGCTTCAAGCGACGTCTTTTGATCCTCTAGGGCTTTAACTTGTTCGTCTGCTGCCGTAGCTCGGATGACGTCTTGTTCTGCGATAGCGTCGTCCCTTTCTAAAGTAAGTGCGTCAATACTACCTTGCAGATCGGTTATCGTACCTTCAAGGTTAGTTATATTGGTTTGGAGTTCTTCACGCTCTACGCCGAACTTGTCTTCAAGCTCTGCAATAATATTGGCACGCTCCGTCAGGAGTTCCTGTTCCTTGGCGTTGACAGCGGCCAACTGATCTTCAGCGGCTTGGGCTGTAATTGCATCTTGCTGTATAACGGCCTGTTCGTATTGATTGGTAAGGTTAATCTTGGCTTCTCGAAGCATTTCTATTTCTGCTTCGGCGTTTGTTACCGCCGTTTGTAAAATATTGCGAAAATTTTGGGTGCCTAGGATTCCTTGAGGTCTTGTTGGAATAATATTGGGGGTACCCCCTCTCGTAAGTAAGTCGCCTTCAGGTAATTCCTGGGGGGCAGAAAAATTTATTTGTTCTAATACGCTGGGTGGTAAGGATCCTTGCGCTATCTCTATAGGACTACGGACAGCGGATCCAAGCTC